CGATCACGACTGCCTTTGCCACCATGCCACTCAGTCATCTTTTTTCCTGATAATGTTTAAATTTAAAAACAATGTTCCCACTTCTTTTTTTATTCTTTTAACTGCTATCTTAATATAATCATCACTTAATTCTAATAATACTGCGTTTCTATTTCTGTGATCGGCTACTATTCCTGTTGTTCCACTACCAGCAAACGGATCTAAAACTGTGCCAGCTTTTGTTTTATTAGTTTTGCAATCGCATTGTTTTTGCATACCTAAATCTTTTGGTGGATTTTCTCTATTATATTTATCTAATACTCCACCAATCTTTCTATCATTCAAACCACTTCTTTTGTTTCTCTCTACTTCTAATTGTTTAGGTCTTTGCATAACTCGTTCATAAGGTTTGCCACAATCAACACATATCTTTTCAGGACAACCAGCTAATACGCATGGCTCTATTAAATCCATAGGAAAAGTTGCAAAGTGAGCTCCAGCAAACGGTTTAGTTGTGACAGTCCAAACAGATCTTTTATTCTTTTTTTCTATTGCTCCTATTTTATTTAAACCACCTCTTGTATCCATACCATACTCGCCTTGTCCTTTTTTTATATTATGTGGTGAGTTTGGGCCATCAGGAAATTTTGCATCCTCTTTAATAGCCTCATTATCAAAGTAATACTTTGAACTTTTACTTAATAGAAAAATATATTCATGTGCCTTTGTGCATCTATCTTTAACACTTTCAGGCATAGGATTAGGTTTGTGCCAAATAATATCTTGACGTAAATACCAGCCGTCTTGTTGTAAAGCTAATGCAACTCTCCAAGGTATGCCAATTAAATCTTTATTTTTTAAACCTGCTGCTTTTAATTTTTTAGTATTTCTACTAACAGACTTGCCTTTTTCAATAACATGAGCAACCTCTGACTGCATTCCTTTGGCTAAACTTTGTGGCGTGCTTTTGCAATCTTTGTGAGATGAGTATGTATCACCAAGATTTAACCAAACAGTTCCGTCATCACGCAATACTCGTTTTACTTCTCTAAATACTTTAACCAAGTTATCAACAAATTCTTCTGGCGTATTTTCTAGGCCTAATTGTTTTTCCTCTCCGTTATAATCACGCAAACCCCAATAAGGCGGACTTGTTATACAAGTATTTATGCTTTGATCCTCTAGCTGTTTTAATGAATCAAGACAATCTCCTGCGTATATATCTATATTCAAAACAATTTTCTCTGTTCTTGTGCTTTCTTAATCCTAGCACATGCTATTTCAAAATATTCCTCATCCATTTCTATACCCACAAATTTAAAGCCTGACATAACCGCCGCCTTACCTGTGCTACCACTACCCATAAATGGGTCAAGCACAACACCACCTTTCGGTGTCACCAGACGACACAAATAACGCATCAACTTCGTTGGCTTTACTGTTGGATGTTCATTGCCTTCGTCTCTATCTTTTTTGTTTGCTTTTGCACAATAGAAATAACGAGCCTTGTCCTCAAATATATCCTGTACCAAATCAGATCCATCGTGCATGACATTAGCTGGGTATCTTCCAATAGCTGTTGTTTCTATTTTTTTAGGTTGCCAGTTATCATCGTGCATAACACCTAATGACGACATTCCACTGTTAGTTCTAACTTCACCACCAACCCGACAATCATCTATGTTGATACCACCTGTACCATGATCTAAAACAGTTTGGGCGACTGTACCAGCCAAAGGCTTTCTTGCCATAACGATAGGCTCATGTGCTGGCTTGAGTGCTGTACCCCAACCCTCCCATTCACTGTTGCCTTTTGTTATTTCAATATCTATCTGTGATTTTTCTTTTTTAAGCTCTGAAACTGTAGCCTCCATCATAGCACCGCCACGAATGTCATGTGCTTTTCTTTTACCTACAACCTCTCTCTCATTACCCTGCAACTTATCTACAGCTTTACCTATGTTTAATGACTTGGGAAAACCACTGCCATATAGCCACATAAGTTGGTCTCGAATCTCAAAGCCTGAATCTTCAATGGGTATAGTTCCTCTGTGGTATGTTCTTGATCCAAAAAAAGATAGTAGGTGTGAGCCAGGTTTCAATACATCATGCACTTGCGTCCAAATGTCTACACTAGGAACATCGTAATCCCAACGCTTGCCCATAAAACTTAAGCCGTAAGGTGGGTCTGTCACACACGAATCTATATCTTCGAGTAAAGGCAAGACATCTTTGCAGTCAGCACAATACAAAGTGGCGTTGCCTATTTGTTCTTTTTTCATTCTCTCTCCTTGTAATAAACTCTTACCATATACTTTCTTACAACTGCTACCAAAGTAAACACTGATACTTGTATTACAGATGTAGCTACAAGACTAACCTCAAGATAGCTACACAACCTAAGCAAACCATAGCTAATCGGAAAAGACAATACTAATCCAATGCCAACATCATTGACTGCCTCTTCCATAGAGTCCTTGTCAATCTTCACTCCAAGGCCTCTTCATTTCATTGTCTGCTAAGTAATACCATGTGTTCTTACCTGGAACATTGTGACTTTTAACTCTCTCGCCTAGATACTTTTGCACATAACTGACTGCATAACGAGCAGCCCTTTCGCCTGATGCTAGTTCGTTTTCTTTAAGTGCTTGTCTTGCTAATAGTTCTAGTTCTTTTCTTGAGTAAAACTTTTGTTTGCTCATAGCCGATGCCACCACTCTTGCAATCTCTACTTCGTCTGGACTGTCTTGTGCATCTACCACTCTGAAGTGTCCTCTTTCAAAATCAAAGTATGCTAAGTGTTGCTCAGGCTCTTTCGCATTACGAGCTTCATAGAATAAAGTTATGTTTGGTTTTTTGCCTGACAGCTTGATACCTGAATCCATCCAACCTGCAAAGGCACTACCACCTCTAGCTGACATGAACGACAGATCATCTGCTCTTTCTTTGCCTGTGTGGTGTGCGATGATAACTGCTACCTTATATAGTTCAATAAGTTTATCTACCCTTGATAACATTTCGTGTATCTCTGAGTTAGAGTTTTCTTCGCCACTAAAAAAATTAATGATAGGATCAATCATAACCAAGTCAGGCTTGTGGTATTCAATACTATCTGCGATAGCATCTATATCATTATCTCTCATTAGATTCTTTCTTAATCTACCTGATGCAATTAGATTTGACTTGCCTATGTTGTATAGTTCTGGATCATGATGAAAAGGTTGGTAATACATTTCTATTCTTTTCTTTAAAAACTCATGGATAATCTCTGCTTGTAGCCACATAACTTTGAGTGGCCTTGAGAAAGATCTACCCATAAACTCTGTGCCTGTCGTGGCTGCTGCTGCGAAAGCACCTAACCAATGTGACTTACCTATCTTTGGTTTACCAAGCAACAATACTCTTGACTGTTCAAATACAAAAGCATCTCCCCAATACTGTTCTATCCTGTCTGAATCCATAGCATCCCAAAAAGGATCGTTAAATGCTTTGAGTCCGAGTGGATCAGTGTCAATAACTTTTTCTTTCTTTGCTTGTTCAATGGGGTCTTCTTGATCCATGATTTCTTTTAAATCATCTGTCAGTTGTATCTGCCATTGACTTGTGTTCCATTTCTGTATGCCACTATCTTCGCTAGGATTTCTTCTTATGTGTCCTTCACAAATACTTTGTGTTGTGTTTAATACTTCTTGCACACTCATAGGTGGAGTATTGGTTTGATTCCAGTCGAGTGCTTTGATGACAACCTCACGCATACCCCAACCCTCTAATATCCATCTGCCCACTAGCCTGGCGAGAGTATCATTACGCATACCTGTTTGCACACCATCTGTTGTAAGTGGTGTTTTGCTGTCTGTGTTGATCTTGCCTGTATTGTTGTAGTCATAAATTACATTCATGTCTTGGCTTGTCAGCGTTGGTAAATCATCAAGCGAATCTAATACAGCTCCCTCGACTACTTCAAACTTATAATTAGTAGAGGGACTAACCATGACATAACCACCCTCTCCTCTAATATCTAATTTACCTGTAGTGTTTCTGATTTTAAGATCATCATTGATTGCATAGAAATAATGATAGCCACCTCTAGGTGTTTTCTGTTTTAGTATTGTTCTTGTTATCTGACCTGACTCACAAAACTCACAGGCTTCTTGCGTATCTGCATCAAGGACTATAAATGTTATACCTGTGATAGCAGCCCAATTACATTCAGGGAACTGTAGATACCATTGTTTTAATTCATTCAGTGTTGGTTGTTTCTTTGTATAGTCTGCCCACTTTACTCTTGGAGTTTTAGACCAACGCTTTTGTAAAACAATATCATCTTCAAAAGGATGTCTGCTTTTAAAATATTCTGGAATAATATCTGTGTTTGATCCACAGGGTATCAGATGAAAATAATTTTCATGATACGACATAAGCATATCTTTGCGTTCATCTTGCTGTATGTCTTGGCCTAATGAGTTTGGTTTTATTTCTATTGGCATTCGTCTATTGGTCCATAAATGTTTTCCCAACCTAAAGCGTAGCCTGTCATCTTAATTATTTTTTTAGCTTGATTTACTGAAGGCTGTCTGTTGCCATATCTCCACGCCTTAACAGTATCGACTGACACCCCAAGATCCTTAGCAAGGTTATCTTCGCCACGTTTTTTTATATAGTCTTTAAGTTCCATAGTTCTCCTAAGTAGAAAGGTGTGAGTTAATTTTATACGCTAGGGGGATAGAGTATATTGTAAATATATATAGAGGTTTAACTCACACCAAATATAATAGTAAATGACTATATACAATAAGTAAAGTTTTTTTTATACAAAGTATTGACAATGTAATTTATAAGAGTAATATAAACAGTGTATTTAAAAAAGGAGCAACTTATGAAAGACTATTCAAAGCTTACTCTACCGCAACTTTTGGTAGAGAAGAAAAAGAATCTAGCAAAGCAAGCTGAACTTAAACAACAAAGTTCTGATCTTGACTTTGCTATTACTGCACACCCAGAGGTGCATGGACAAGTCAATCGACTTTCTAACTCAGGTGGATCTACTCGTGTTCAACTTAACGGTATCATACCGAAAGACTT